AGTAAGCCCTGTTTGGTCATCAACACCATTGGAGATTATTGTTATCGGGTCGCCATCACCTGTAGAATTATTCCAGAATGTTTGGTCATCCGAGCCATTTGATGTGTTGCTAAATCGGATAGCATTTCCCCAACGGCCTTGGATTATCCGATCTCCTTCGAATACAATAAGAGGAGGAATAAATGTTTGGGGGGCGTAGTCTCCTATCCCGGACTCTTCCTGTGGACCCATGTTCCCTGTAAATGAGATTAATGAGTTATATTCTAATGGGGCTGCAAGTCCCGGTACTGCATTATTACTAATGCTTCCAAAAAGCCCTATTGTGGAAGTGTAATAAAGAGCTCTAGAAACTTTGCTATGTAGGATCCCTGCTTCTGGCGCCTCCACTAGTAAAACTGCTTCACCAATTAAAGGTATTTTTAGATCTGTAGGATCTATTGGATTATACCAGGGTAGGTCTTCAACAGATACGCCTTTTTCTGTGTCATACCTCCTACCCCGGATAGCCCCAAGCGCCATATCACCTTTATATTCAGGATGACTTTCACTTAACATTACCTCCATTACTTCGACAGGGAATGTAGTTTTACCAACTCTTTCAGGTTGTATAGTTGGAGCGGCTCTAGATGTAGCAGAAAATTGTCTAGCCATTGGTAGTAGCCTCGTCTTCCATTTGTTTAACTGTATCAAGTAGCTGACGTTTCTCCTCATCAGTTAATAATGCCCCACTGGCGGTATCGCTAGCAGTTCTTGACATAGCTCTTTGGACTATTGCTGCCATTTTTATAAGGTGGTCATCATTCTTTACACTTATGTCCATATACTCAGCTATTAGGGGTACAATTACTGTTGCATCTCCGATATTCTTAATCATAGGCTGTAAATCCTTGATCAAACTGTTTATTTGTAGTTCTTTCTTTTTTGCATTGGTATAAATATCTGATAATAGTCCCGAGAAATTTTTACCCTTAAATACTTCTTGTTCGCCGTTCATAGTGGTTCTCCTATGAATAAATATCCCCACACAGGAAAATGCCCCGATCATTCCTGACCGAGGCATTCATTGTAACTTATTCTCCTAAGAGAATTTATTTATGCGCTTACTTTTTAATAAAAAATGAGCAAACAAACAAAATAACAACTAATCCTGCAAAGCCGCTTTCGCCGACTGACTGGATAATTGATGTTAGGTTTGAAATTACATCCATGCCGAAAACTCCTGTTCCGGTAAGGATTTGAAAAAGAATTGTAATTGGAAGTAGAGCCGTTAAAAGCGCAAATAATCCTCCAAGAAATCCATTCACGTATTTGAATACTGAATCCATCTTTATATCTCCTGTTCTAAGTTTTGTGGCAAAATTGCCATTGGGGTGTTATAGAGAGCTCGCCTTTTAATTTAGAATTTGAGACCGAAACCTAATGTTAGGTTAGTGGTCTCTTCTCCTGTGTTATAAACGAGTTTTGGATCAATATAAATATTGTCCTTTATTGTGAACATCTTGCCCGCTCCAATGCTAAGTGCATCTAGATTGAAACCTTCTGTTCCTAAATATGCGAAATATCCTTTGTAAAAATATCTTGCATGTAAGTTGATACTTAAATCAACTGTTTCATCAGCCTGACTTACCGAACATCCTAACATTAGGTCATCAGATACGCCATAGCCAACTGTTGGTGCAATAGACCATTCGGTCCATGCAACATTTGCAATGTCACCAGTACCAATGTACCAGTCACCCTTTTCTTGTGCTTGAGATGCGAATGTTAATCCACACACTAAAGCTATTGTTAAAATTAATTTATTCATAATTATTTTCCTGTTATTCTATTATGCCATTATTGGCTTTTACCTTTAGGAACTCTCTAATCAATAAGCTACACCCATAGTCTTATTGATATGTTTTGTGACACTATTGTCATGATCAAATCGTATTGCCCTCTTCAAAAATTTTGAATAGACGGGTATATTCTGATTTAATTTCGTTAACCACTTTCGTGATGTATTGGGTTTTAGTACCGGTCATTTCACGAATCATAATATATAATGCTTTCTTATTATAATTTTCGATGTTCTCCCGGTTCTTAAATAGTTCTAAGACTGCATAAGCTATACTCTGGTCTCTTTTTATTTTGTAAGTCGTTTCTACTTTGGCATCATAATATTCAATGAAGTGGTCTAAGAAGGCTAATATGGATTGCTGTCTATCAGACCTCACGACTTCATTAACAACATTGCGATTATTATCAATAGCCTCTTGTTTGGTTCTTGTGATGATGCGCTTATATGCTTTATTATTGTTTTGAATAAGATAATTCTTAGCTACAATACTAAAGTATGAGAATGCTCTGCCTTTATCTGGCGTGTATTTATTTAACTTTTCTAATAGAAATGATATCACCTCATACTTAACATCTTCTGGAGAGCCATCCATATAATAAAACTTAAATCTATGTATTAGATTTTCAGCCATTTTATATAGAGGATAGTGAATGTATTCCTTATAGATCTTATTGCGTTTTTTGCGATCCTCATCGAGATTATAAGCTACGATTGCAGCCTCAGTGACTGGAGTGAAATACATTTTATTTTTTCTAGGTCTACCCCTTCGGCCGGGTCTCAAGTACTCGGCTTCAAAAGCTGCTTGAAGCTTATCATGGTCTTCGTAAAATTTAGAGATTGGACTAATCGGTGTCTGTTCCATACTTACTCTCTAACCTATCCATAACCTCTTTCAATTGCTTAAATATAGATCCTGTTTCGTCGTCGGATTCAAATCCACCTCTATGGTCTATATGTTTCATTTCAGAAAATGACTTATGAAGATCTCCATAGAGCTCAACCATAGTATTATACAGGGATTCATTTTCCGAAGTAGCTACATCCAGCTTTCGGAGAAGATTCCAAATTATGAATACAGAAATGATTGCTTCTACTATGAGAAATATAGATAGTAATAAAATCATTCGCCGAACAAGTCCTTAAATAAGTCATTTGCTTTTTCACTAGCTACCGACACAGTCTTTTTTTGATTGCCTCTTGGTAACTTATTAGGCTTGTTAACTCTAGATGCCTTTGCAGTGTCATGCTCAATTCTAGATGCCATATGGTCTGCATGGTGAAGAAGTATTGGTAAATGGTTCTGAAGTTCTTTCTGAGGATTATATGTTTTGAAATAAGCCTCATTAGCTTGGTCGTATAGGCCATCATGTAATCTAATAGCTATTGCCTCATTGACAGTATATGAAATACCAAAATCCTGTAATAAAAATAAGCTTCGATCTGGCACTGTCATATGTCTTAGATCTGGACAGTAGTCGTATATCTTGCCTTGATTCTTTCTATGCCACTCCGAGGGGTTTGGAATGTAGTATGGATAATCTCTATCACCAATCTTGCCTAAGTCATGGTTCAATGCAGAAAATAATAATTCTTCTTCGGTGTACCCATCGGATAAACCCCCCATAGAATTCCAACAATTTTGAAGCTCTTTGGCACATTTGATAACCCTTAATACATGATCGACATAACCACCCTCGAAACAATTATGATAGTGTTCGAGTCCTGATGCCGGAGCTACAACCATTCGATCTTGGAAGTGCTCATACATTTCAAGTAGTTTTTCTTTTCGAGTACCGGTAAATGTGGATTCAATAAAGCTAATAAGCTCTGACCAATTCTCCAATATTTGTTTATCTGTTAATTTCATATTATCCTATTTCATCTATTAAGCCAACTGATATAGCTTCCTCCGCCGTGAAGTATTTATCATGAGCTGTATTATCAGTCCACCATATTGCAGACTGCTTAGTATGTTCTTCCAAAACTTGACCAATCATTTCATCCATCTTTGTATAATGTTTGGCTGTAGACCTCAAATCCCCAATCTTACCAGATGATGTTCCCATCCCTTGATGTAACATTATAGTTGATCTTTTTGCTGCATAGCGAGTTCCAGTTCCTCCGGTAAGTATTAGAGCTCCTGCTGACATTGCTTTCCCTCGGCATATGGTATTGACTTTGACATCTAGGTTTTCCATATAATCAATAATTCCCAATGCTGAGAATGCGCATCCACCAAAGGAATCTATAACTAAATTGATGGGGTTCTCTTTCTGATCTTCGGTTCTATTATTCAATACTGTACGACACTTAACAATTATATCGCACAACGTAAATTCATCGATTGTGCCAATTAAATACACTAAAGAATCATCAACTGAAAACCCATTCTCCAGTTCTTGGAGGTCCACAGGAGGCTTCTCTATTGTAAATTCAATTGGGGGAGTTTCTGCCTTGTCAGAATCCTCGCTATATAAATTGTCGGACATGTTAATCAAATAATAATTTTAATTGTTTGGGGTCTCCAGATTCTTCTGGCATTCCAAATGTTTCTTTTACTGAATTGCTATCATAACCCAATGCATGAGCCATTCTAACACAATTCAATTTGAAAGCATCGAGGGATAGATCATGTTGAACTTCAAAAACAATTCTTTGAGCCTCAATGGACTTCACAGAACGTTCATAAATTAATTTATCCATCTCACTTTCTCCGGGTTTTTATTATTATATAAATATAAGAAATAAATGTTGAATAAAAAAATAAATTGAAGGTTAATTTGACATAAAATCTTCAAAGACAAATTTCTTTGGAAATTTACCCAAAGCGATACGTTGTAGTTTTTTTATTTCTTGTATTATAGGCTTCTGATCTTTTTTGAACCTAGTCTTTGCTAATTTTTTCTTTAGTTTATGGAGCTGGACTGAAGCATGACTTCTAGCTCGCTCTTTGTCTTTCTTGCGGATCCGTTTTTTAGGTTCGACCTTAGTTGGCTCTAGGGTTCCTTTTAAATCTGGTTGCTCTACGCCTCGGAAAAATACACTACCATCTTTATCTACGAACTCAACCATAAAGTGCCATCCTTGGGGTCTTCCGGATGACTTTCTTTGGGTTGATACCTCAGGAGGTCCCATTATTTCCTGAACACAGGTTGAACATACCATGCTCACTGCTGCACTACCGGCCACTGTATCTTGTCCACAGGATTTGCAAGCCATATACCTATAGGTAAGTGCTGGGTTCTGGTTCCATTTTGTTCCTAATGCATATTTCACTGAGTATTCGCATTTAGCATCAAAAGCTTTTTGGTCTTTTGGAGGGGCTTCTTTTTTGCGTCTTCGGGATCCTTTGATCTTAGGGATCTTATTTAATTTCTTCTTCGCCATATAAATTTTTCTTTATTTCGTTAATTCTTTGGGTATATGTATGCTCGTTCATAGTGTGTTGGGATGCTAGTAGACCTACCAAGGAAGATAATATAGGATCTGGATGTTCTTTATCATTTTTATCTAATTCCCTTGAAATTTCTTTTTGGGATAAAACTTCAGATACCTTTCCTCTAGAAACTGGTTTAGGCTTTAGAATCCTACCAAAGGCAATGTTAGCTACTATAACCAAAGCTATAGCCAATGGATCAAATACAAATATGATTAATAGCATAAACCAGTTGATAATTGAATCCATAGGTTTATCAATTAGAGCCGAGACATATTTTAGCGGGCCGAGCTCTCTGGTTGTCTCATCACCTGCTTGCAGATCTAGTATTTGGATGTCAATAGACGATATGGAATCAGATGCTTCTGTATATGCTATTCTGGATTCCTCCAATTGAGCTTCGAGGAGCTTTCTTTGTCTTGATGAGGTCGTAGTAACTAACTGGCCGGTCTCCCTGTCCACATATTGTATGGTTGTAGGATTAGCCAGAGCCTTAGACCATTCCTGGATGTTTCCGTTTAGAAATTCAGCGTCTCTTATGAATCTATTCTGCTTGGACTCCAATATAGAAATCTCAGATGCTATTATAGCTCCCTTTACAGATGTTTCCTGATATGCTCCTGATAAGAATCCATATATACCCGCCGAGGTAATACCTATCAATATAAAGATGGCTATACTCAGATATGTCTTTAGGAATAAATTAACTCTATCCCAGTATTGATATAGGGCAGATGCAGTCACTAGCTTAGCCAACTCTAGCGATGAGGCCATAATAATAACTGCCGTTGAAGCACCTGCAAATAAATTGCTTAACCCATATACAGAGTAAAATGCTGCTGAGGCAGATACCGATAATGCCGATAACGCTACTATATAAGGAAATAATTTAAATTTCATATATAAATAAGTATAT